GAACTTATGTGGGACCCAGAAACAGCCGGACTTATGAGCGCAGTTTTAGCATTCTGGTTTGGAAATAGAGCAATCTCTAAATATGCGGGGAAGTAGTTATGGGATACAAGTTAGGAAAGCGAAGCCTATCAAGGCTAGAAGGTGTCAACGACGATCTGGTAACGGTCGTGAAATACGCTATCGGCGTAACGAAACAGGACTTCTCGGTCATCTGCGGGTTGAGAACAATAGACGAGCAACGCGCATTGGTTGCAAAAGGGGCCTCGCAAACCATGAAATCAAAACACATTGACGGCAACGCCGTTGATTTAATGGCTTATTGCGATGGTGGGCGTTGGGAACTCAACCTATATGATGAGATTGCCGATGCTATGAAAGAAGGCGCAGAGGCGGCGGGTGTAAAGCTCCGTTGGGGCGCGGCGTGGACGGTAGATGATCTTGGTGCGTGGGAGGGTAGCGCAGAAAATGCAATGAACAGCTACATTGACATTCGCAGATCACAGGGTCGCAGGCCGTTTATCGACGCCCCACACTTTGAAGTTATGTTTTAATGTACGCGTTCGTTCTCATGCTGTATCTCGGCTACGGGAGCGAACGTAAATTAGTTGTGGATGATCTGTATTTTTCCCAGTTAAACGTTTGCAATAGGGTAGCCGAGGCTCTTGTAGAGCGTTACAGCACTCACGGTATAGCGACAGCGGACAGAGCGGTTGCATATTGCTTGCCAATAAAAATTATGGACGACTCGTTGCACGTTTACTAAAAAACAAGTAGGTTTCCCATATAAGATTAAATGGGAGAATCTGGGAATGGATGAGATACGCGTTGCAGAAGCTGTTTTTCGCGTTATAAGGGAAAGAAGACAGGGCGTTGTCGATCTAATGCAGTACGGCAACGTTAAATCACTAGAGCAATATCGTGAGCTTATGGGCAACTTAGAGGCCCTGAATCATGTGGAACAGGAACTCAAGGGCCTGCTAGATAAACAGGAGCGTAGTGTTGACTAAAGCACATGCAATAGACTTAGCCGCTGCCAAAAAGGGCGTGGCGAACTTAGAAGATGCTTATAAAGAGAAAGTACAGACAACTTTAGACCCTTCAGCTTTGGGTCAATCTCTTTTAGAAAAAATGCCTAGTCCTACGGGATGGCGTCTGTTGATTCTCCCATACAAGGGAAAGGGTCAGACAGAGGGCGGCATATATCTACCGGATAAAGTAGTTGAGGAACAATCTGTGTCTACGCAGGTTGGGTATGTCTTGAAGGTCGGGGAACTGGCGTATCAGGACGGGGACAAGTTTCCAGATGGTCCGTGGTGCGCGAAGGGTGATTGGGTAATGTTTGCTCGTTACGCGGGTTCGCGGTTCAAGATCGACGGTGGCGAGGTCCGTATTCTTAATGATGACGAGGTTTTGGCTAAAATCTCTAATCCTGAAGATATTTTGCATTTCTAGGAGAAAAAAATGGCAGAAAACGATCAAATTGAGTTAGAACTAGAGAGTTCTGAAGAAACGGAGGTTTCGGTAGAGCCTAACGTTGACGCGGACTCGGGGGATCAGTTCGAACAAGCGGAAAGCGCCACGCAATCGCGCATAAATCGTCTTACAAAGAAGATGAGGGAGGCGGAACGTCGTGAAAACGAGGCTTTGAACTACGCAAAGCAGGTTCAGGCCGAGGCAAATTCGTTAAAACAGCGTATGTCCAGCTTGGATAACAGTTACGTCAACGAATATACCACGCGTGTGGAGACACAGCTTGCTCAGACTGAAAAAGAGATGGCCCGTGCTATGGAGTTGGGCGATACTCAGGCCGCGGTAGAGGCTCAACGTAAGTTAACGTCGCTATCTATAGAGAACGACAGGGCTTCTCAGGCTAAAATGCAGCAAGAGCGTCAAAAAGAGGCTGCGTCACAACAACCGCAGCAACAGGCTCAACCGCAGCAACAGCAGATGCGCCGTCCTGACCGAAAGGCCGAGGATTGGGCAGAAAAGAACGAGTGGTTTGGTCAAGACGAAGCCATGACTTTTGCGGCTTTTGGAATCCACAAGAAGTTGGTGGAGGAAGAAGGGTTTGACCCGCAGAGCGATGACTACTATACTGAATTAGATCAGCGCATTTCTGAAAAGTTCAGAACGCCTGCAAATAACACCAGTAGACGGCCCGCACAGACGGTTGCTGGAGTTTCAAGAAGTACCTCTGGGCGCAGCACTGGAAAGAAGGTTAGACTCACTCCTAGCCAAGTCGCAATAGCGAAAAAATTGGGTGTGCCACTAAGCGAATACGCGAAATACGTGAAGGATTAAGGCTATGACAGACAGAACTCCTCGCGCTAACAAAACTAGGGAAAAGACGGCTGCGCGTAAGCCGTGGGCTCCCCCGTCTATGCTAGACGCACCGCCTGCACCGGAAGGTTACAAGCACCGTTGGATTCGTTCAGAAACTCGGGGCTTTGATGACACGAAGAACATTAGCGCCAAGATGCGCGAAGGTTGGGAACTTGTTCGTCAAGACGAATACCCTGACTTTGAGTCTCCGGTAGTTGAAACAGGTAAATATGCGGGTGTGTTTGGGGTTGGCGGATTGATGCTGGCTCGTATCCCCGAGGAAACAGTAGCGGAAAGAACGGCTTATTTCTCCAGTAGAAATAGGGACCAGATGGACGCGGTTGACTCTGACATGTTACGAGAGAATGCACATTCTACCATGACGATCACTAAACCTGATCGTCAATCTCGTGTAACCTTTGGTGGACCTAGAAAGAATTAGCTCCACCTTTAATGGAGAAAGATAATGGCGAATACAGACACGTCTTATGGTCTTCGTCCGATAAGCAGACAGGGTTCTTCTGTTTCTTCTACGGGCATGACCGAGTATCGTATCGCATCTGACAACTCTAACCCTATCTTCAACGGCATGGCGGTTATTCCGTTAGCTGGTGGTGTTATTGACGATCTGCAAGCTGCGGCTGGTGGTAACGTTTCAATAGCAGGGGTTTTTGGTGGATGTGAGTACGTTTCAAGCACTACCGGAAAACCAGTGTTTTCTAACTTCTGGCCCGGATCAGGCGCTGACAGCGACTTTCCCGTAAGGGCTTTCTTGTATGACGATCCTAATCAGTTGTTTCGGATTGCAACATCTAATGTTGTATCTGCGGCAAATACTGAAGCAGAGATTCGTGCGGCGGTTTTTGCAAACATTGCGTTTGCAACAGGTAACAGCGGTTCGACTTCTACTGGATTGTCTTCAGCCACGGCTGACTTGAACACAATCGCAACCACCAACACTTTGGCTCTCAGAATTATGGGTATCTTAGACGATCCTGCTAATAATGACTTCACAAGTGCGGGTATCCCTCTCATTGTTCGTATAAACAACCACTTCAATGCGCCTACGGGCTCTATTGCGGCGGGCACTGTTTCTACGACAGGCGTATAAGGAGCTTAAATTATGGCTATTTCTCGCGCACAACTAGCGAAAGAGCTAGAACCGGGACTGAACGCATTGTTTGGGCTTGAGTACGGACGTTACGAAAACGAACATAGCGAAATCTTTGAAGAAGAAAGCTCGGATCGGGCGTTCGAAGAAGAAGTTATGCTCGGAGGTTTTGCAACGGCACCTGTAAAAAGTGAAGGCGGCGCGGTTTCTTTTGACGATGCTCAAGAGACATACACTGCACGTTATTCCCACGAAACCATTGCGCTTGCGTTCTCTATCACAGAGGAAGCAATCGAAGACAATCTTTATGATCGTCTGGCTTCGCGGTACACTAAAGCGTTGGCTCGTTCGATGGCTACGACAAAGCAAATCAAGGCTGCGTCTATCCTGAACAACGCGTTTTCGACGGGTGCTAATGCAATAGGTGACGGCGCAGCATTGTGTTCTTCGGCTCACCCTTCACTGTCCGGCAACCAGCGAAACTTGCTGTCTACAGCGGCTGATCTTAACGAGACTTCGTTGGAGCAGATGTTGATTGACATTGCAGGGTTCACTGACGAGCGTGGTTTAAAAATCGCGGTTCGTGGTACGAAGCTCATTATTCCAAAAGAGCTTCAGTTTATTGCAGAGCGGGTTATGAACTCCAATCTGCGTAGCGGCACTGCGGACAACGACAACAACGCGATGAAGAACATGGGCATGTTGCCAGAAGGAGCGGTTGTAAACCACTTCCTTACTGACACAGACGCGTTCTTTATTAAGACGGATGCCTCTAACGGCTTCAAGTACTTTAACCGTGCTGCGATCAAGACTGCTATGGAAGGCGATTTTGATACGGGCAACATGCGGTTTAAAGCGCGTGAGCGTTACTCGTTTGGCGTATCAGATTGGCGTTGCGTCTTCGGAACACCCGGAGCGTAAATTACGCACAGTCTTGTGTTTTAAGGGGCGGCTTCGGTTGCCCCTTTCTTTTTGTTTAAATATTGTGTATTCTTTTGTTATCCCTGACAGGCGCATAATGTGTCTGACACTAGCCACGACAGGAGTATAACATGGCTAATACAACTTTTTCGGGTCCGGTTCGTTCCGAGAACGGATTCCAAGTCGTTTCTAAAAATGCTACTACGGGCGCACTTACTACCGTTGCAAACACCGCTTCTACAGGAATTGTTACTAACAAGTATGTAAAGCACGTTGGTTTTGCCACTGGAGTTACAGTAAACACTACCGCGGGCGACAGCCCTACGATTGGTGAGTTCACACAACCAGCCAACACGATTATCACGGACATTAAAATCTTTTGTGATACGTCGCCCGTAATCGGCACGGGTGATATTGGTTATGAGGTTGGGACTTCTAGCTCTGGCGCACAGATCGTTGCGGCTCAGACTGATGAAATCTTAGACGGCGGTACAACTGTTGTTGAGCATAACGTAACTGTAACCGCGTTGGTTTTGCAAACTCAGGACGGCACTACTGCTCCGGCCTCTGTTCAATACACCTCGGCAGAACGTACAATCTACTGCAACATTACCAACACGGTTGACGCCACTACCGCGGGTTCGTTTACGTTCATCATTGAGTATGTGCAAATCGCATAAATAGGAGCGTGATATGGCAGATGCTGTAACGTCACAGACACTTATCGACGGCGGCAAACAAGTCGTTATGAAATTCACAAACGTTTCGGATGGAACGGGTGAAAGTGCTGTAACCAAGGTAGATGTTTCTGCGTTAGAAACCAGTGTGGATGGTGACACTTGTACTGGTGTTGTTATTGAGCGCATTTGGTGGCAGTGCATTGGTATGAAAGTCAAGATTTTGTTTGACGCAACTACTGACGCGTTTTGCATTGAGCTTGGTGAGAACCAAAGTGGGGATCACGATTACACTTCTTTTGGCGGCTTAACTAACAACGCGGGCAGCGGAAAGACGGGTGATATCAACTTTACAACGGTGGGTCACAGTAGCGCGGACACCTACACGATAATTTTGTACATGCGTAAGAAGTATGACTAAGGGCAAGATGCCTGCGCGAAACAAGAAGAATTTCCGCTCCACTAAATCTGGGGCGGGAATGACTGAAAAAGGTGTGAAAGCCTACAGGGCTAAGAACCCCGGATCAAAGTTACAAACGGCGGTTACAGGAAAGGTTAAAGCGGGAAGCAAAGACGCCAAGCGGCGCAAGTCGTTCTGCGCAAGGTCCGCGGGTCAGATGAAGAAGTTTCCAAAGGCTGCTAAAGACCCAAACAGTCGTTTGCGGCAGGCTAGAAAAAGGTGGAAGTGCTAATGTCTTATTCTCGAAAATCTAAGGGCGCTTCAAAGAAATCTAAGGGTAGCAAGATTTGTCCTGCGGGAAAAGCTTGGGCTCAAAGAACTTTTGACACATACCCTTCGGCATATGCTAATATGGCTGCATCTAAGTACTGCAAAGACCCCAATTATGCCAAGGGGGCCAAGGGTAAAAAGAAGGCGTCAGCGTAATGGGTGCTTTAAAGGATTGGGTAAAACAAGATTGGGTTAGGATTGGGACCGATGGAAAGATTAAAGGTAAGTGCGGCACTTCAAAAGATAAGAAGAACCCTGACAGATGCTTGCCTCGGTCTAAAGCGGCTTCTCTTTCCCAATCTCAAAGAGCTTCAACGGCTAAGAAGAAAAAACGAGAAGGCTCTAAAGGTAAAACAAACGTTAAAAACACCAAAGCCGCTGAAGTTAAATTTGCGCGGCTCGGAGGTGAAATTAAAACCACTCAAGCCAAAAGAAAGCCGCCGCCGCCCAACAAAAACGGGGTAGTCCCTCGGGGGTGTGGCATTGTTTTAAACAACCGACGTAAACGAGCAAAAGGATCAGTAGCATGAAAAAAATGAAGAAAAAAGGTTACGCCAAGGGTGGTGCAGCAAAGAAGATGAAAGCGGGTGGTGCCGTTAAAAAAATGAAGGCTGGCGGCGCAGTAAAACGCCGCATGGGTGGCGCAATGATGAAGAAAAAAGGTTATGCTAAAGGCGGCGCGGTTAAAAGAAAATAACCTGAATGCCGTTTTTGCAGAGCAATATCCCACACTTCAAGTGCTGGGTTCGCCGCGAGTATACTGTAAACCATGAACGTTATCATGGTGAATTTTTACACGCTATGGCAATAGCCGTAACTACCATGCCTAACCGTTGTTTAAGCTTTCAGCTTATTTTTACGGGATGCGAGGTGGACGAAGAGGGGGGAGAGAACGTGCATGGCGGAGCTATGTGGGCCCGAATGCCCATAACGGCTTTAGTTGCAGACGAACCTTTAGAGGATTGGCCCAAACCAATGGCAGTACATGAAGCACAACCTTGGGACTGCCCTTCACATACTCACGCGGCGTATGTGTTAGAAAGGGCCTCTCCTTGTCCGTGGTTAGCCAAAATAGACGGAACGTTCTTCCCAGCAAAGTACATGTTTACTGTAGATTACACCGATACGGATGTTGCGGATGATCCTGCGCAACACAAGCAGGCTCATGTATTGCAGCTATTAAACGCGGGGGATTGGACAGGAAACATTGTGGGTCTTCCTAATAACCGTGTGAGGGTGACGCATCCCGCGTGGTTTGAAACGGGGGAAGGTGCGCCTGACTTCAAGCCGTCTCAGCATGTACATTACTCTAAATCTGATCTAGACTACACCTTAGACGTTAATCGAATATTCGATAATCTGTACAACGAGGAATGACATGGCAGTTTCTAACAGCGTGGATTTTGAGCTAGATGTAGCTGAGTACGTCGAAGAAGCCTTTGAGCGTTGCGGTTTGGAGGTTCGAACAGGCTATGATTTTAAAACGGCAAAACGGTCGTTAAATTTAATGTTGGCAGAGTGGGCCAACAGAGGTTTAAATCAATGGACAATAGCGCAACGCACCGTGACCATGACACAAGGCACCGGAGAGTATTCGTTATTACCGGACGTTATTGATATTTTGTCTGCGGTTATCCGCAGGGACGGCACGGATTACGCGCTGCTTCGTTTAAGCCGAGAGGAATACCAAACGGTTCCCGACAAGTCTTCTCAAGGCAGACCCAACCAGTTTTTCTTGGATCGTCAAATCACGCCTAGTTTAAAAATATGGCCTGCGCCAGAAAACAGTACGGATGTTGTGTATTACAACGCGCTTACTCGTATGAATGATGCGGATACAGCTATAAACACGTTAGACATGCCCTTTCGATTTTATCCCTGTCTAGCTGCAGGTTTAGCGTATTACATTGCTATAAAGCGGGCCCCGCAACGCGTTCAGTTATTAAAGGCGGTGTATGAAGAAGAGTTTGAACGTGCCATGACTGAGGATCGTGACAGGGCTTCGTTTAACGTAGTACCTCAATACCAGTACTTTAGGACAGGCTGATGGGTAAGTTTGCCAGCGGTAAAAACGCCCTTGCGATATCAGATCGTTCCGGTTTTCGGTACAGATATAAAGACATGCGGCGGGAGTGGAATGGCCTGTTGGTTGGTAAGGACGAGTTTGAGCCCAAACAGCCGCAGCTAGGACCGTTTAGAACGGTTTCTGATCCACAAGCCTTAAAAGACGCTAGGCCACAAACGCTAGATCGTACCGCGGCATTTCAAGTAATAACTACTAACGGTATCGTCTACGAGGGTAACGGCGTTTGGACAACCAGTGGTGTGACGGAAATGCCCTCTTCTATTGCGTCCTTACCCTCTTTAACGTCGGGCGTAGGCTCTGTTACGGTAAACACGTCGGGCGGAACATCCGTAGATGTGTCGGTTACGGGGGTATCAGGCACAGCAGCATCAGGCTCTGTTACTGTTACCAGCAACGTCTATATTGTTACAGTGGCTAGTGGCACTAATCCTTATGGAACGGGCAATAAGTTCTACATAGACGGGGTTGTTAGCCCGACGATTAGTTTAGCAGAGGGCAGCACGTTTAGGCTTGACCAATCGGCCTCGTCCAATAGTAGCCATCCATTACGGTTCAGCACCACTGCAAACGGTACACACGCGGGCGGCTCTGAGTACACTACGGGCGTAACCACGTCGGGAACGGCGGGTCAGGCTGGTGCGTATGTTCAAATAACTGTCGCAAATTCTGCCCCAACCCTCTATTACTACTGCACCAACCATAGTGGTATGGGCGGAACGGCGAACACACCATAGGTGATTGAATGAGCTATACATACGCAACATTAAAGCAAGCCCTCCAAGATTATACGGAGAATACGGAGACTTCGTTTGTAAATAATCTGCCCCTTTTCATACGGTCTGCAGAAGAACGCATTTTAAAATCCGTTCAACTAAACCTGTTTAGAAGAAACGCTTCGGGAGTTATGTCGCAAGGTAATAAGTATCTTAGGGTGCCAGATGACTTTTTAGCGCCGTATTCCTTGAGCTATACCAGTGGTTCGGAAGAGGTGTTTGTAGAGTTTAAGGACGTTAGTTTTATACAGACGTACAACCCAGACTCAACGGTTACGGGTTTGCCGAAGTATTATGCCTCGTTTGATGTTAGTAATTTTATTTTAGCTCCGACTCCAAATGCGTCCTTTACTGCGGAGCTTCATTATTTGTACCGCCCTGCAAGCTTAACTGCAGGGTCGGACAGTGGCACGACATGGTTGAGTGAAAATGCAGAGTTAAGCATCCTGTACGCTTCGTTAATAGAGGCGTATATCTTTATGAAAGGTGAGCAGGACGTTATGGCAATGTATGACAAGCGATATCAAGAGTCGTTGGTTGGCTTGAAGTTGTTGGGTGAAGCAAAAGAAACAACACAGAACTATCGTGTCGGTCAGGTTGTGAGGGAGAAACAATGAACATGTCCGTACAGGCGTCTATGGGAAGTGACTTTAAAGTTGAGGTTCATACCACCAACAACAGGGGGTCTACTCCCGAAGAGGTGGCTAACCGTTGCATAAATAAAATGGTTGTGGTTTCTGAAACGGCGCATCCTGTTTTACGAGAACAGGTAATAGAATACAAAAGCAGCATAGAGAAGCTTTTGGTGCTATATATGAAACAGGCTATTCAAGGGGACCGTACTACTGTATATAATGCAATTAAACAGGCTGGTCACCCTGAACTGGCTGAACATATAAGGAAACTTTAATATGGCTTTTTCTGGAAATTTTCTTTGCACTTCGTTCAAAAAAGAACTTATGATAGGTGTTCATAACTTCACGACTGCAAGTAATGTTTTTAAACTAGCGCTATTTACTAACAGTGCGGTTCCCTCAGACATGGGCGGCTCTGGCAGCACTATGAATGGAAGCGTTACAACTTATGCCACTAGTAACGAAATTAGCAGCGGTGGTGGGTCAAACTACACTGCTGGAGGACAGCTATTAACTAGTGTAACGCCAACCACTAGTGGCACTACGGCCTTGACGGATTTTGCGGATGAGGTTTTTTCTAATGTTACAATCTCTTCAGTTCGTGGTGCATTAATTTATAATTCAAACCCAGTATCGGGTGGTGGAACACCCGCTGTTTGTGTTTTGGATTTTGGCAGCGATAAATCTGCTAGTTCGGGTGACTTTACGATTGTTTTCCCTACGCCTGACGCTAGCAACGCGATTATTAGGATAGCCTAACATGACCGTATCGCTAGGAAACCGTGCAAAAATGTCCACCAGTACCACGGGTACTGGAACGATTACATTGGGCAGCGCGGTTTCTGGCTTCCAAACCTTTGCGGATGCTGGCATCACTAATGGTCAGACGGTGCGTTATGCCATAGACGATGGCGCTAATTTTGAAATAGGCAGTGGTACTTATACATCTAGCGGCACCACGCTTACGCGGTCTGTTACGGAAAGTTCTAACTCTGACAGTGCTATCTCTCTTAGCGGTAGTGCCGAGGTATTTATTGCAGCAACTGTCGCGGATTTAAACCCTCTTTATGCTGCCAACGAAAGCAGTCCATCAGCGCAACCAAGTGCGACCGGAACAAATGCAGTAGCTATAGGTGATAGTGCTGCGGGTTCTGGTACAAATTCTATAGCACTTGAAAAATCAAGAGCAAGTGGCACAAGAAGTTTTGCGGTGCAAAATAACAGCACGGCTTATGGCGCTACGGGTACAGGATCAGTGGCAATAGGTAATGCTGCTTACTCAACAGGTAGTAACTCTGTAGCGATAGGACAGGGTACAAATGCAACTTCTACGGGTTCAATATGTATTGGTCAATCTTCTTCCGCCTCAGCGCCCGGCAGTATTGCATTCGGAAATAACGTCTATCTGCAAGGTACTGGCTCTGTTGGTTTTGGTAAAGACGCCTATGACAATGACATTGACGGTAAATTTGCTTTTGGTCGTGACCCTCTAAGTAATCAACGAGACGTTGGTGGTGGATTGTTTGTTTTAGGGTGTTCAACTACTGACGCTACTGCAACTACTTTAACTACTTATAGCACAACCCCCACAGCAACTAACCAAATAACTTTAAAAAATAAAGCAGCCCTTGTTTTCAACGGATTAATTGTAGGGCGTCAAGATTTTACAGACGGCACAGATACAGCCGCTTTTAAAGTTCAAGGTATTATTAGGCGAGAAGCTAATGCTGGAACAACTGTGTTGGTAAATTCTACTGTAGATACTATTCAAAAAACTGTATCTACTATGGCTTGTACTGTATCTGCTGATACTACTCTTGGGTGTGTAAAAATACAAGTTACAGGTATTGCTGGTCACAATATTAGGTGGGCAGGAAATATATCTACTGCAGAAATAGAGTACACATAACAGGAGTAATAAATAATGGGTTCTATCAATTTAGATCACGCAGGCTCTGGTGGAGCAATTACGTTATCTAGTGATGGCACTGATCTCTTACTAGGTGGTAGTGCTATTGGTGGCGGCGGAGCTTCTGCTTTAACTATAGAATCCAAAACTTCTGCTTATACCGTAGTAGCAGGTGATCTTGGTAAAGTTATAAATTGTACTTCTGCTTCGTTTACTATCTCGCTGACTGCGGCAAGTACTTTGGGTGCGGGTTTTAATGTTGTTATTTGGAATACGTCAGATACTAATTCACATGCAATTACGATTGATCCAAACAGTTCTGAAACAATAGATGGATTAGCTACCTTAATTCTTAGGCGTGGAGAGGGTATGCAAGTTGTCTGTGATGGTAGTAATTTCCAAACAGGCGATAAAAAAACAATGCGGGGTTATGCGGATAATATACTCAGCACTGAAGCACGACCCGTTGCCTCTGGAAATAGAAGTATTAGTTTGGGGCCATTGTCTACGTCCACTCAAGCTGAGTCATTTAGTGCAGGTTATTATGCAAGAGGAACGGGTGCGTACTCTGTTGCCATAGGGGGAAGGCCGACAGCCTCTTCAACAGGGGCTATTGCGATTGGATTTGAAGCATCTGGTACAAGCGTAATGGCAACTGCCATCGGCGGCAATTCTAATTCTCAGGGTGCTAAAGCTTCGGGTTCTGGTTCAGTTGCGTTGGGTGGTTCGTATGTTAGTGGGGCTGACGGTTTCGCAGTAGCTGTAAAAAACAACACTTCAAGTTATGGGGCGAGTGGTGCTAACTCGCTGAGTATTGGCCTTAACGCAAAATCAACGGCTGGGAACTCAGTAGCGATAGGTTCAAGAACTCTCTCTAGTAATGCTTCTATTGCTATCGGTACTAGCTATGCAAATTATGGTGTTGTCGCTTCTGGTATGAATAGTATTGTGCTTGGTGACGGTAGTGCCGCTTCACAAACATCGTCCGTGGCTATTGGGTATGGTGCTAATTCAAACATAAAAGGTAAGTTTGTTTACGCATCTAAAAGTTTTGGTGGTGGTAATGCAGAAGGCAGCGCACAAGGCGGCATGTTTATTTTGATGTCAGATACTACTGACGCCACAGCAGAAGCTATGACAACAGATAAAGCAACAGCAGATGCAACTAATCAAATCGTAGCCGCTACAGATACGTGCATTACTTTTTCCGGCACAGTCGTAGCAATGCAAAATGGCGCTCAATCCTACAGTAGCTGGGAGATTAAAGGGCTGTTAGTCAATGATGGCGGGACTACGACAGTACCTACCAGCGCAATCACGGTGATTTCCAACACCTCAAGCTGGGGTTTAGCTTTGTCTGCGGATAACACAAACAATGCTTTGACAGTACAAGTAACTGGAGAAGCAGCACACAATATAAGGTGGGTGGCGAACATTCAAACGGCGGAAGTCACCTATGCTTAAAGGAGCAAGATAATGGCTATTACACACAATATTACGCAAGCTAGTTCCCAATACGGGATAAACTTTGACGGGGCGTATTATCGGATCGTCACGGCAGCGGTGTCGCGACAACGCGGGTCCAACCCTAAATTTATCGTGATGATCGACCTTAGTGCTTACGCCACCTCATCACCATCCGACGATACTCGCGAGGTGGATTTTAAGCGTTACCATGCGACCTTGGAGCAAGTTGAGGCTGCATCTGGTGCTACGTTCTTAGACAAATGTTATGCTTGGGTCATGGCGCAAAGTGATATGTCGGGCAGTAGCGCAGCATAAAAAGGTTCAATTGAATCAAAATTGCAGGATAATACAATGAGCCTTACCATAAATCACCAGACAAATGACATTTCAGCGACTAGCGGTTCAGTAACGATTGGAGGGGCGGCTGTTGGAGCCGGAGGTGAACAGACATTTACTGCTACAGGCGCAGTGTCCAACGGGGATATTGTTGGTCTTAATTTTGATGGTACAATCAGTGTTATGTCACAGAAAGCGGGTTCTCCTACGGACGCTAGTTCTGCGGATGTTGATAGCTCCCGCGCAACAGCTATTGCGTATGATAGCACTAACAACAAAGTGTTATATGTATATAACACCGCAGACCCCATCATGTCTGCGGTAGTTGGAACGGTTAGTGGCAATAGCATTAGTTTTGGAACTCCCGTGAACGTGGTTAGCTCAGGAGCGCAGTCTCCTACAGTTTGTTTTGATAGCAATGCTGGTAAATTTGCAATTATGTTTCGGGATTATACAGCTAGTGGAATAAGTGCAATAGTTGCAACGATCAGTGGCACATCAGTGTCTTTTGGATCAAAGGCAACGGTTGATTCGGAGCCGGCTGCTGTTGGCGTAGGAGCAGCTATATTTGATCCAGACCAAAATGCAATAATCTATGCGAGGATGGGAACAAGCAATCATGGTCGTATTAGTGCAGGAGCTATAAGTGGAACGTCAATATCTTGGGGTTCCACTGTTGAGTACAGCACGGATTATGTGGAAAACAATTTAAGTTTTGATCTGACTTATGACACTTCAGCTAATAAAACAATTCTAGTTTATAAGAGGTTAATTAACAACACTAGCGGAGATATATACTATAGAACTGTTACGACTAGCGGCACCAGCATAAGCCTTGGTACTCAAAGAGTGCTTTATGCCAGCACCAGTACATATGCAGAGCCAAGGTGTGTTTACAGTCCAGCAGCCAATAAAACTTTCTTTGCTTACGCTCAGGGGTCTAGCCTTGAAACAGTAGTTGGGACTTTATCTGGTGACACGTTTAGCTTTGGAACAACAAAGAGTAATATTTCTGGAACTCCTGTTAGTGGCACTGCTTACCACAGACTTTACAACTACAACCCAGATACAGAGGAAATTATAGAAAGCAGCATATATTACTATGGCACTGCTCAAACAGCTAATTATAAAATAGTTGGTACAAACCATTATGCTCAAACATATATTAATATTGTTGAGGGTTTAGGTACAACGGCGGCTGACCATTTAGGGACTTGTTATGACACAGGTTCAAATAAAATGGTTATTTCCTTTAGAGATGATGCTAAAAGTGACAAGCCTCAAGCACTTGTTTATGACCCCGCAGTACCGACGAATTGGGTGGGTCTTGCTTCTGAAGCAATTTCCAATGGTGCAAGCGGAAAAGTCACCATAATTGGGGGCATTAACACTGCACAGTCTGGTTTAGTTGCAGGAGTTCCATATAAGGTTAGTTCAACATCTGCCAGTTTAAGTGAAGGTACTGGGACTATAGTTGGCACCGCACTTTCCGCATCATCTATTTATCTTACAAAGGCAGCAATCTAATGAGTACAGCAGCAGAAGCTCGTACAAAACGAGATAATCTTTTGGTAGAAAGTGACGCCTATGCACTGGCTGATCGAATTACAAAAGAGTGGACGGACTATCGACAAGCCTTGCGTGATGTTCCTACACAACATGGATTTCCCGCGAATATTACATGGCCCCCAAAGCCTGTTTAGGAGTAAAACATGACCAAAGCCAGAGATTCGGACAGTAAGGTTTGGCCCGATGATCCTGACTTCATAGATAAAAATAAAATTAAGGAAAAATAACCATGCTTGGTTTTTCCCCACTAGCTGGAGCGCCTCTTGCTAGTTCTGGTAGAGTTTCTGCGTCAGTATCTGTATCTGTTACGGGTGTAGCTGGAACAGGTGCGGTAGGCTCTGTAACTACCACAAGCGCGGCTGATATATCCGTAACAGGGGTCGGGGCAACAGGCGGTGTTGGCTCTGTAACCACCACAAGTGCGGTAGATATTACTGCCACAGGCGTGTCAGGCACGGGTTCTGTTGGTTCTTCTACAGTAACAGGCGATGCAAATGTCACTGCTACAGGCATATCAGGCACGGGCGGCGTTGGTTCTGTTACCACTACCAGCACTGCCGACATATCTGTTACAGGCGTCTCTGGCACAAGTGCAGTAGGCGGAGCGGCAGCTTCTACCGATTTAGAGATAGGTGTTACAGGCATTGCTGCTACGGGGTCTGTAGGTTCCGCGTCCATTACAAGTGAATCTAATCTTTCTGTTACGGGCGTGTCAGGCACAGGTTCTGTTGGCTCAGTATCCCCGGGCTTTAGACAATCTGTTACGGGCGTGTCAGGCACAGGAGCAGTAGGAAGCGTATCTACAACAAGTAGCGCAGTTATATCCGTTACAGGTGTAGCGGCTACAGGCGCAGTAGGAAGCGTGTCCGCTAACAATGATTCTTCTATCTTTGTTACAGGCGTTGCTGCGACAGGTGCAATAGGCACCACCACCACAACATCTGATGCAGATATTTCTGTCACGGGAGTTTCGTCCACGGGTGCGGTTGGTTCCGCAACGACTACTTCTTCCGCAGACATATCGGTTACAGGCGTAGCAGGCACGGGTGCGGTTGGTTCTTCGTCCACTAGAGTTGACAACTCTATTTCGGTCACGGGCGTAGCAGGCACAGGTGTTGTTGGAACTGCTTCAATTACTGCAGACAGCACTCTATCGGTCACAGGCGTTTCTGGTACAGGTGCGGTAGGATCGTCTACAGTTAAGATTGATGTAGATGTACCCGTCACGGGCATTGCAGCTACAGGCGCAGTTGGTTCTTCTACCATTAAAGTTGACAACTCTGTTTTCGTTACAGGCGTTGTTGGTACGGCGGAAGTAGGAAATGTTTTGGTTTGGTCAAAGATTGAACCAGATCAAACGTCTAATTTCTCTAGTATAACGCCTTCGCAATCTTCGGGGTTTTCTAGTATAACCCCCTCACAAACCCCGTCTTGGACGGATATCGCTGCGTAGTTGATTAAATGACTTGGCATGGGTATAGTCCAAACATATTTATAGTTGAGGTCCCGTCATGGCTACATACACCGCATCTAACGCTATTAAGAAAATAACCACTGGGGATGAATCGGGTTCGTGGGGAAACAGCACCAACAACAACTTCGACATTATAGACCGTGCTGCGAACGGCTTTGTTTCTATCGCTTTGTCAGGCACTTCTTACACGTTGGCGTTATCAACTACGGCTGTTTTGTCTAACGGGCATTACAAAGCGATAAAGTTTACTGGAACTCCGGGCGGAACTTGCACGGTTACATTAGAGCAAAATGACAAAGCTAGAATGTATATGATCCTTAACAGCACAAATCAAAGCCTGTCTATTACGCAAGGATCAGGATCAAACGTCACAATTCTTACTGGAAAGTCTGCAATTATTTTAGCTGACGGTGCGGGATCAGGGGCGGCTGTTACTGATTTTACTGCGCTTGTTAGTATTTCGGAATTGGACGGCATTACTGCGGGTACGGTAACCGCTAGTAAGGCGGTTGTCGTTGATGCCAACAAAGACATTACGGGCTTTAGAAATATTACAGCTACTGGAGAATTGGATGCAGCTACATTAGATATATCTGGCGATGCCGATATTGATGGCACTACTAATTTAGACATAGTTAATATTGCTGAAACCACAACTATAGCAACTGATAATAAGATACAGTTTAGAGATACGGGCCTGTACATTAATTCCAGTGCGGATGGTCAGCTTGATATCGTTGCAGACACTGAAATCCAAATCGCGGCAACAACGATAGACATTGATGGTGCAGTGGCTTTAAATGGCGCAATTACAGGGGCCACTAACATTACGCTGTCAGGTGAGCTAGATGCCGCAACATTAGATATATCTGGTAATGCAGATATAGACGGCACCCTTGAAACAGATGCTTTATCTATAGCTGGTACGGCAGTCACCAGCACAGCGGCTGAGTTAAACATTATGGACGGTGATACGTCTGCCTCAGATGTAACTATTGTAGACGCAGATCAGTTTGTTTTGAATGATGGCGGCACGATGAAGCAGGTTGCTGCTACTAAACTATCCGCTTACGTCGAATCAATCGGTGTTAATCAACAATGGTACGATGTAACAGGTTCAAGGTCTGTTGGCTCATCCTATGAAAACACTTATGGAAGAGCGATTATGGTCAGCGTTGGTACAACTATTTCTACCGAGGTTTACTTGCAAGTTTCTCATAACGGCTCATCATGGGTAAATGTTGGTACACTTGGCGGACACGGTGGTATTAACGATTCAGGATCATCTCAAGCCATTGTGCCTGCGGGTCATTATTACAAAGCAACTGGTGGTAGCGTCAAAGCTTGGGCAGAGTTAAGATAATGCCGCTCTTAGACCTTAAATTTAAAGCTGGAATAAACAAAGAAATTACGCCGTATTCTGAAGAAAACGGTTGGGTTGATTGTGATAAAATACGTTTTCGCTTTGGGTATCCTGAAAAGTTAAACGGTTGGGAAAAAAACTCAAACGAAGCTTTCTTAGGTCAATGCCGTGGGATGCACGAGTTTGTAGCGTTGAGTGGCGAAAAGTTTTTGGGCCTTGGGACAGAATTAAAGTTCTATATTAAAGAGGGTGTTGATTTCAAAGACATTACTCCAATCAGACAGATTACTTCTGCAGGAGATGTCACCTTTTCTGCTTCAAATGGATCACCTGTTATTACCGTTTCAGATACAAGTCACGGGTGCGTAGCAAATGATTTTGTAACCTTTTCTGGCGCGGTTTCTTTGGGTGGAAACATTACAGCAAATGTTCTCAACCAAGAATATCAGATTACAGAAGTTGTAGATGGAAACACTTACAAAATATCAGCTAGAACAGTTAGCACTATATCAAGTGTTACGGCTTCGGGAGGAATAAGCGCCACGGCAGTAAATGCTACAGGTAGCGACACAGGCAACGGTGGTGGCAGTGTTGTTGGTACTTATCAAATTGGCACCGCTTTAAATAGTTCAGTCTTTGGCACTGGTTGGGGCGCGGGAGTTTGGGGTGGAACAACTACAGGCGCTCTTACTACAACGGTAAATGAGGGCGGTACACTTTCTGCTAGTGACACCACTATCACTGTGGCTAACACTGCTGGAATTGTAGCCAGTGACATTGTTTTAATAGATGACGAACTTATTCTGGTGGGGGGCATAAGTTCCAACGATTTAACAGGATGTACCAGAGGACACAAAGGCACCGCCGCCGCAACACATGCAAACGGTTCTGCTGTTAGACTTGCAACGGGCAACGCGGATACAGCGGATGATTTTTCTGGCTGGGGGCTGGCTCTTATTTCAGGGACAATTACGCCTTCTGCAAACTTACGCATTTGGGCGCAAGATAACTTTGGCGAAGACCTGTTGTTAAACGAAAGAAACGGTAGGATTTACTATTGGAATAAAACCAATGGTGTAAATACACGGGCTAAATTCTTAACAGATAGTAGCTTAGGACTTGGCACACGGACCTCGGTTCCTACGATAGCTACGCAAGTTCTTTTGTCTGACAGGGACAGGCATGTGATTGCTTTTGGTGCAGACAGCCTTGGTCTTACTTCTTCTTCAACCGAGGGAAACGGCATTCAAGACCCTTTGTTAATAAGGTTTAGTAGTCAGGAAAACCCTGTAGATTGGTATCCTACCTCTACCAATACAGCGGGTGATTTGCGTATAAGTTCTGGCTCTAAGATCATTCAAGCTCTTGAAACTCGGCAACAGATACTGGTGTTTACAGACGTTTCTATTCACGCAATGCAGTTTCTTGGACCGCCGTTTACCTTTGGTATAAACCTAATTTCCGAAAACATTACTATTGCTAGTCCGAAGGCTGCGGTTGCGGTAGACGATGCCGTGTTTTGGATGGGTACGGCGGAGTTCTATGCGTTTACGGGTGCGGTTCAAAGAATACCCTGCACTGTGCGAGATTATGTGTTTAACGACATGAACACGGCTCAGTCTGACAAGATTGTGGCAGGAGCCAACGTGTCATTTTCAGAGGTTTGGTGGTTTTATCCGTCTGCGGGCTCAACCGAGAACAACAGATATGTGGTTTACAATTACCTTGAGAAGCTTTGGTTCATAGGAAACCTAGCCAGAACGGCGTGGTTAGATCGTGGCATCTCTTCGTTGCCTCTTGCGGCGGGAACTAACAACTTTTTGTATAATCAAGAGGTGGGCGCACAAGATGACGGCGCAGCTATGACTTCGTTTATTGAGTCTGGAGACATGTCTATTACAGACGGCAATCAGTTTTCTTTTATTAACAGGGTAATACCGGACATTAATTTTAGAGAAACTGTGGACACCTCTTCTCTAAACATTATTTTAGAGACTAAAAACTTTCCGGGTCAAACCGATCAAAACTCCTCGACAAACACTGTGTCCAAAACATCTAGTACGCCTGTAGATCAGTACACAAACCAGTACTTTACACGCTTACGGGGCCGCAGTTTTACGCTCAAGTTACAATCTACAGACGCGAACGTCCTGTGGAGATTGGGTGTGCCTCGTGTAGATATTAGACCTGACGGGAGAAGATAATGGCTACCAGTACTCCTGTACCGTTTTTCCCTACTCCGCCTCAAGAGTACAACCAAGAGTACTTAAACGAGGTGGTTCGTTCTTTTTCCGTGTTTTTGAATCAATTCAACAACACTCAACAGGTGGCAGACGATGATACGACTGCCCTAAGCTGGTTTATGGGCTGATGGCTAACGCATATATAAACGCAAAAGCGGACCTCACAACGACAGGCATAACCACGCTGTATACGTGCGGTCCGTTTGCTACGGCGGTAGTAAAGTCAATTTTGGTTTGCGATGACAGTAACAATGGTGATACCTTAACGCTTACAATAACAGACGCGTCAAACGCCGTGTTTGTTTTGTTTGACAGTAAAACTATTGCGGGTCATGCAACTGTAGAACTATTAACGGCACCACTTGTGGTTCAAGCCGATGAAGTCTTAAAAGTTACGGCTGCTACAGCCAATCGGCTGCACGTTGTAGCTAGTATTTTAGAGATTTCGTGATAAAGTACGGTCAAAGGGGCAGTGTGATGCAAGAACAGATGTATTTTCCCGAAGGTGGTGTGGGGTCTTTCTTAACCTCTAACATGGATGAAATGCCTGACAACGTACTTGCGTTTGGTCAGCCTCGCGGCATTAACTCTATGGGCGACGTAGCAAACCGCATGGCTCAAATGGGTCGTAACGGCGATACGGAACTGGCTCACGTTAATCGTGACGAGATTATTATAGACCGGAACATGGCCCGCGATCCGCGGATCAGGAACGCTGTGGCGGAGGTTTTTAGTGACAATGACATGGACATGTCGCGTTACACGGTTGGCAACGCGGCTAACTCTGTAAACCCGTACACTGGTAACAGAGAGTTCTTTCTGAAGAAGATTATTAGCGGCGTTAAGAAGATCGTTAAGATGGCTGCGCCTATTGTTATTCCGCTGGCTATGAACGCTCTATTTCCCGGAATGGGTGCAATAGCTTCGGGCTTTATCGGTTCTGGCATTAGTTCTCTTGCGCAGGGCAATAGCTTTAAGGACAGCATGAAGGCTGGCGTTATGGGCGGCTTGGTTGGTGGTATCGGTCAAGGCTTTAGGAACATGAGCGCGAACAAAGGGTTCCTTTCTGGTGGCGGCTTTAGGGGAAACAAAGACTTTGGGTTCTTTGAGCGCAACCGAAACTTTAAAGACACGTTGCTCAAAGGGGCTGCTCCTGTTGGCAGAGGAGGGGCTGCTCCCATTTCAACAGACATTTCTAATCGTGTAGATTTAGGTGGAGGAAATTACGGCGGATCGGTCGCTGAATCAGGTTCCACTGTTGACAAAAGTAACTTCTTTAAAGACGTGTTTTACGACCAAGGGGTAAGCCAAGAAGAAGCTGCTAAACAAGTGTTAAAAATTCCAAACATGACGGTTGATAACCCCAACTTTGCAAAGTTGGTTGAAGAAGCTACGGTTAAGGGTGGCGTTAAGCTCCTACCAACAGTCGGGGCGGGCCTTGGCTCGTTAGCGTTAGCTGGTGGATTCGATCAAATACCCGCCGAAGAGATTGAAGACCCCTACGACAGCCCTTCGCCCGCCGAGGACCGCTTGGCAGCGAACCCTGAGATGTACACAACCGGAGTACCCGGAGCCCCGTCTTACCGTTCCTTGTATGACGTAATGGTGCCCACGGTTCGCCAGCCGATTTACCAACAATTTGTTGAGCCCGTACAAACCGCGGCCCGCGGCGGCGAAATGCAGAACTTCCCGCGCCGCACTGGTTACATAGCAGGCCCCGGAACCGAGACTTCCGATAGCATTCCAGCGATGCTTTCTGACGGTGAGTTTGTAATGAACGCCAAGGCCGTCCGCGGAGCGGGTGGCGGTAGCAGAGAGCGCGGCGTTAGAAAGATGTACGATATGATGAGAGCCTTTGAAGGGGGTGCAGTAGCATGAGTACTCAAACCCAATATGTAGTCAGTCGCCAAGACCCCGCGATTGAGGCTTATCGTCTGGGATTACTGGGCGACGTTCAGAAATACATCAAAGGTCAGATCGAACGCGGCGATGCACCGCCTGACTATCAGGTAGCGGGGCTTAGTCCCAGCGAACAGGCTTCTATTACCGCGGCACAAACAGGCGTGGGCGCATACCAGCCGTTTCTGACGCAAGGTTCGTCAACCATTGACCAAGCTGCGGGCCTAACGGGAACAGATGCTGCCGGATATATGGGTGACGCCTCGACAGCGTTGCAAAGCGGTATTGGTGCTTTGGCGGGTACTGGGGCTATGTATGACCCTAACAGTTACCAATCCTTTATGAACCCTTACGAAGACCAAGTTA